GTAATTCTTCCTCACCCTTGCCAAGCTTACTTGAAAGTTCGTCATATGATTTACGCAAGTCTTCAGGTGTCTGAAACTTTTCAGGTAGCCACTCAGGTCTATCAGCCTGAACAGATTCCGTGCTTTGTTCTACTGGTGCTTCAGTAGCTTCATTTGGTGTTGTTGATGTTTCTTCCATGATTTATCCTCTCTGCATGTTGAACTCGTTTGGCAATCAATGCCACTAGATATCTTTGTCCTTCAAGATGCCTTAACTCATCAGAACTTATATTAGCTCCTGTTATAGCTTCTATTGTTATAGACTTAAGATATTGTAAAGTAGCCAGTCCACTGGGAGTATTGAATGTACTGGCTAAATCTAAAGATATTTTTTCATCATTGTTTTTGGAGCGAGGGTATCCATCAACCCCCAAGTGCTTGGATGTTTGGGTTTGCATTCGGGTCTATTCCTGTTTGTTGTTGCATCTGTTGTGCCATCTGTACCATGCGTTGTCTCTCACCAACATCACGGATCAACTGGTCTGGCACACCAAATTTCTTGGCTAGATAGATTGCTGTTTCTTCTGAGGAGACTAGGAGGTTAATCACCTCAGGGCCAAAACGCCCTGCGACCATTTCTAAAAATCTATCTAGAGACACAATGTCTTGATTAGATTGTGCTTGTGCCAGTGGGGAAACGCTTTTAATCTTAACTTGCCTGCCATTAACAGTTGGTATTTCTATCCTGCCTTGCTTAGTTAGCAAGTATATTACTCGCTGTAATACTGGCTGTACCATCTCAGCCTGCAATCTACCAAATGCTGAACCTATCTTTCTTGATAGATCAGCCATACGTTCTGCAACTTCAGTTGCTGAAGCAGGTGTCTTGTTAGGATCACCAAGCATATCATTATACAAAGCACGCTTAATATTATTTCTCATATCATTAAGAACCAAGTTAGCAACATCAAAGTTGCCTGCTGCCCTTATAGGCTGTAGTCCTTGTGAGTTAGGTGCTTTAGGAATTACAGTTCCCGGCACTAAGTTAATTGTATCTACGTTAATAACACCATCATCATCCATTTGATAGATGCCTGATATTGCCATCTGTGCATTCTCTAACACCAACTCTATTGTAAGGTTAGCACTCTTGATAGCACTTAATGCATTAACAGCAGGGCCTCTGCCATAAACCTCACCACTTGCTTTACTCCATCTAAAAGCAATAAAAGGATTAGAGCCTATGCCATTATACTCTTCATTTAGTATAAGCTTCTTGTCACCCATCTCTATAACCATATAGCTATAGCGTTCTTCGTTTGGTTTGTCATAAAGCTTGCATGATACTTCTAGTATCTTGCATTTGCTATCAGGATACTTTTGTATCTTATCTAATGTTTGTTCAGTAAAAGAACCCCTTGGATATGCAATAGGTAAGTCACTAAACTTTAAATCTCTTTCCCTATAAACATGATCAATTCTTCCATCAGGGCCTGTATCCAATACAACATGTGGCAATGGAATAGAATGGAAACGTATTGGGTTTACAGCATCACCTTCAGTAACAGCAAGTACAGCAGTACCAAGAGCAAGGTCTATAAAACATTCATGTATCTCTTGTGCAAAGTTAGATGTCTGTAATATTTCAAATACATATTCCGTAACTTCATCTAGCTTATTGTTAATCTCATCTGCTTCTTCAACAGGAACTTCTCCACCGGCAACAAAGTCTGCCCATCTAGCAAAGTTAGGAACTAATCCTGCCTGCAATCTTGATGCAAATTCTTGTACACCAACTACAGCAGTCTCATCAAATATACGATCATCACGTCTTTGACCGGGGGTATAGTTCTTAAACCCCTGTCTTTGTGGTAAGCAATACTCAAAGATTTCATCGTAGAGTTCTTCAAACTCACGTCTGATTGTTTTGGCCTTTTCATATTTAGCCATGTAGCCTTGGGCTATATCATGCATTATGAATACCTGTTATAAAAACCTACACCACCACCTGAACCAGACAACAATGATCTTCTACCTGTACCTTTTCGCCTTCTTGAAACAGTTTCTTCTAAAGCTTCTTGCTTCATTTCAGCAGTCTTAACCTGCTCTTTAGCCTTTTCAGATTCTCTTTCTTTTTCTAATTCAGGATCGGGTGCAGGTGTACTTGATCCACCACCGGGTAAACACATATGAATCTCCTTTTCTTTAACGCATACATATTAAATTAATAATACACAACGCACAAATGTTATAACCTAGACCAAAGACCTTGTCGTCTTTGTTGTTTAGGTTGTCTTGTAAATACATCAAATTCTTTCCTAGCATTAAATGCTTTAAGAGTTTTGAACTGACCCATCACTTGCCTACCCTCTCCTGACCCTAACATAAGATACTGCAATGCATCATGTATATGTGAGAACCTATCCTTAGATGGTTTGTCCTCATACCTTTCTCCTGATACCTGCATTCTTCTATAGTGATAGCCACCTTCAAAACCTTTAATCAATTCTTTACATCTATAATCTATCAACACACCTGACTGCCCGTCAACCATACGTTGCAATGGGCCTGACACAGATTCCAGTCTTAACGCTACATCATTACTATGTGTTGGTCTAGCTTGAAGTCCTGCACCTCTTAATATTTGAAATGGTGTAGACTCATCTGTCTGTGCCCTAAAGTCTCCTGCCGGATCACCAAATATATTTACATCACAGTTAGCGTAACGTGTTGCTATCTCTGCTCTTAGTAACTCAGCAAATCTAACTATGCCCATATCAAAAGCAACTATCTCCTGTAATATAAGCCAACGACCTCTGACCTTTTGACCAAAGACTGCTGCAGGGGTTAAGCCAAAATCTAATCCAATAAATAAAGGCATACCATCAGCGACAGGTATTTCCTCTTTTGCTACATGTACATCGGCTCTAAACATATTGTATACTGGCTTGCCATCTTGTATATGCCCAAGCCTATTCATTACATAAACATCTATCCAACTCTTAGTCTTACCTTGTATCAAGTTAGGATAATAACTTGGCATCATATTCTTTTTGTTTTCAGCTAACGGATTAGGATTGTATTTTAATACCAACCCTTCATCATTTTTTTCCTCTATCATAGCTGATGGTTGTGTATAGAACTTCCAGTTATCAGGTTTCACTAACATCCTAGATTCTTCAGAACTTATATGATCAGGCACAGGAACTTCTCCTGCCATGATTGGCCACCAGTGATCTTCTTCAGGTGCGTTAGTATCTGCAATCACACCAGTCCATGTTGGCCCTCCATCTCTCATAGATGGATATCTACCCACACGCATAGTACATGCATCAATAATTGACTTGGGTATTTCCCTAGCCTCATTAATCCATATGCCAGTTAGTTCTAATGAAAGAAGTTTCTTTACGTCTTCAGGTCTGTCGAGTGCAAGGAATATAACTTCCAACTCCAAGTCACTCTTGGATATCTTGTGCGTATATGGAACTGACCAAGAAAACCTACCCCAATCTTCTTCCGGAAACCAGTCCAACCAAGTCTTAATCGTGGTAGTGCGAAGCTGAGGATTTGTGTTTCTGATGATAGCCCAACGACTTTTCCTTTTGCCATCCGGTGATTTCTCCTGCATTAATGCCCTTCTGAATACTTCTACAGAACAAGCTACTGATTTACCTGACCCTACTGGCCCTCTAATACCACGAAAAAAGGTATCATCCTTCATAAAATTTTTGCAAACTTCACCATCAGGTTTGTATTTAAAGTTGGTCAACTTTCATATCCTTGCCAACTTTCATTAGTTTTTCTACCACCTCAGGTGCAATGGCTGCAATCATTTTGTCTGCTTCATAATCTGTGCAGAACTGTTCCGGGTAATGTTTGAAGTGTACGTTCTTAACAACTACACGAAGTATATCTCTTTCTTCTTTCTTGAGAGTATGTAAGAAGCTCATTAGACAACTCTTGTTTTCTCTTTAATTTGTTTTGCCCTTAAAGCATAACAATACTTATTATAAAAGTATGTGCTTATACTATTGGTAAATTTAAAAATTTTAAAGTAAATATTTATCATTCGGTAATCCTATGAATAAGATCGATAACTTCTCGTTTTGCTTGCAATCTTTTTGGGCTGTTTAGATACTTGTTTACCTGCTCTAATTGCTTTTCGTTTAAGAGCCGTAGAGGCTGCGTATTCAGAGGAAGATAAAGCTTTAATTGCTTTCTCAGGTAGATAACGTTCACCGGTTGCCTTTGACCCTTGTGTACTAGGTTTACCTGATTTCGTTCTCCACTTTTGTTTTGTCCATGCACGGAGCGACCTTTGTGATTTAGAAAGTGCCATTAGTAATTTTTATTCTCGTCTATTTCAACTTGTCTCAATTTTTTTAACATTCTTAACATAGAACGTTGTGCTGATCTTGGAGGCATACCACTTGCTCTATATTCATGATATAATTCTTTAGCCATTTTTTGACTAAAATAAGGACCAATACTAGAACCTTTTTCTAATGCAACTTTTAACTCTGGCTCTTTATTTGTATCTGCTTTTAGTAAACTCTTTTTCTCTTTACCATTTTTAGGTATAGCCATTATCTGTACCCTCCTCCTTTAGATTTGTATTGTTTGGCAAGCATCTGTGCCTTACGAGCAGACCATTGTCCGGGTTTGCCACCTTTA